TAAAAGATGGACAAGAATCCATCAGAAAGATGTATAAATAAATGACAATTTCATTCACTAAAATTAGCCATAGTCAGGGGTTCAAGATTGCAAAAGCATTCTTCTATGTTGCTATATCATTCCTATTATCAGTGATACCAGCTTACTTTGCACACAATCCAGCTTATGTAGCACTTACAGTGCCTATAAACGTGGCTTTAGTAGCAATTAAGCAGATTATCACTAATGACGAACAAAACGCCTTAGCAGCCCTTCCTGCAAGTCAGGCAGCTGGAGTAACAACGGTTGCTACACAAGTTGAACAAATTGTTACACCAACGTCTTTAACACCACCAACTAACCCAACACCAGGAGTTTAATCATGAAAATATCAGTAATAATCTTAGCCCTTTGGGTTCTATTTGTAGGTTCAGTTTGGGCTACATGGATAACTATTAGCGCACATAGCTTAGGTATTCTAACCGTAATAGTTGCTTTAGTAGTTCTAGTAATAGAAATCTTCACTAATTGGCAACCTTGGGTAAAACCATAATGATCTGGAAAGTAGTTGGTGTTCTACTAGCTATAGTTTTAGTTATTTGGATTATTGCACATTAGGTATATACTGCCAACCATAAGGGCAATAACTTCGTACCTTCCATACAATTCAAAATAGTTTTTTATTCAAAGAAATACTCCCAAAAAGATTCACTTTTATAAGTCTCTCACCAATACATATGTTTATGTATCTATAAAACAAAAACACCCCTACAAAAATTAAATAAAGTCCTATATTGCTAGGACTTTTTCTATTTAAAGACCCAAGAAGGATTAGAACTTGGGTCATAGTTTGAGTTTTTAGATAGTTGGGATAAAGCAGCTATCAAGTTAACTATAGCACAAATAAAATAAGTGGGAGGGACAGCTAGCATGTACACGCTAGACTAACATATCACCACTTATTTTAAGGTCTAAGTCGGCACAAACATAAGATTGTAGTTAGACCGTTACGAGATGTTAGAAGATCCTCGTAATTACCTTCTAACACCCCCACCCTATCATTTACCAGTTCCTATGTACAGACCAATATGCTTGGGCTGACCACCAACCCCCGTAACGAACCCGTGCATATGTGTTAGCCCAATTTAATTGGCAAACCGCATCACTCCACCCACAACCTGTTTTGCTATAGGGTAACGCCTGCACTAACCCATGTGCTCCAGAATTAGGCTCTGTTGCGTCTACATCCCAGGAACTCTCATGTGAAACTATATAATCTACAGCCGCAAAATCACTATCAGCTATACCAGCTTCGTGCATAAGTAAATTGTTACCTGTGTAAACTGGAGCAATTACAGCCCGTATAACAGGTTTTACAGTTGCAGCTGTGTGTTGTACCAACTTAGGGATTAAATGGGGCTTATGCTTGGTAGAGATAGCTGAAACAGTGTGTGTAGCAGCCGGTCGCATTCCTAGTATCAATAAGACAGTTAGAAATGTGGCTATTAGTAGTGGTTTCATGTTTAAGTCTAGTAATTTAGACTATTTTGCCTTTATTCGGCTCATTACATGCTTTATGAAAAGTAAGATCCCAAAGAATACGACAGCATAACCGACATATCTTTCATTTGAGAACTTTACCCAGCCAGCCATGGTTGCACCGGTAAAAATTATTAATGTTAATGCGAATGGCTCGATAGCCTCTATTAATTTGTCAATCATTTTGTTGCTCCTTAATGTTAATTAATAAACGACGACAAGCTCTATATTAGCACACTCATAAGCTATTGTCAAGACGCTTTTGGTTTTTTAACATGTCTATCATTAATATCAATCTCCACTATCTGTATCGGAGGGGTAACATTTTTAGGAACAGGCTCATATTCTTCAGACTCAACCACTAGCATTACACCATTCCTAGATGGTTCGTAAGCTATTGTTAGCAGTTTTGCGTCGGCTGGCACACCTTTAATAATCTTCCAACCGCCACGTACCTTTAGTCCTTTAGTGAATAGCGCCATAAAATCTGGCGGATTTACCATTAATAACTTAACTTTTCTACTTTCTATTGGCTTTTTGTCCATTTGGTTCTCCTTGTAATATTATTTGCATTGCTAAAATCTTTTGGCCGAACTTGCCGCTAAATTCATTTAATATCTGTCTTTGTTGGTCAGTGGGCTCTTGGAGTTCTATTTCATCTAAGGTTTCATTTATTAGGTGAAGAACAATCTTTTTAAGTTCACCGTTAATTTCTTGGTTAAATTTATCCTTCATGACTTTATCAACCTTCTAGCTTCTTCTCTAGTATTTAAAAGCTTTCCATACATGGGGCTTGCCAGATCTTTAGAGATTATATTTAGAACAAACTTAGAGTGCTTGCCACTGTAGCGCTTCTTAGCATCTTTATACTGAGCTTGGTAAGCCATTAGTTCTTGGTGGAATCTGAACTTTGTATCAGTTAGATACTGTCTCCACCAGTTATCAGGAGTTGTTAGCGCTTGCTGTTCAGAGTGGGTTTCTTCATGTTTCATAAGTTCAGGAGCTAATTCTTTCTCACCAGAAGGCATATAAATGGTATCACCATAAGTGAACACAATCCTAGGGTTATCCCTAACAGCTGGTAGAATAGAGCAAATCTCCTCGTAGTTCGGGGGCAGCGAATTAATTATCTTCATTTATTTTCCATATCGCAATATCAGTGCGAGGATTAAGCTTATCAATACTGCGGAAAAGATGCATTTCTTGCACTTGACGGTCATTCTCGTATACCCCGGCTTTCTGTAGTATGTCTAGTATCAAAGACGGATCGAGGTCTTGTCGCTTGTCGGGGTAGTAGATGGTCATTTCTACTGCTACGGGTACTGTAAAGGGTTTGCGACGACCCACTATTGTTTTCAGCTGCCAAAGGGCTGCTTCCTCGTACTGGAGAGCTTTCTCTGACTTTATAGAGATTGTTCGGTTCCCCCTTCTTACTAGTCTTCGACTGTTCGCCTTGCTGAATGGCTGACCCTTGATGCAAAATTCCATGACACCCCCTGTAAACCCAAATTAAATTTTGTTTATTAAAGTATAAGTCCGGGCGCTGCGCTTTGGAGATTTTATGGTGAAGATCCGGACGTGGGAGCCTACCCGGGCACTCAGGGCTGTGTAATCTTCCTCCGCACCCGATAAGTCCATCGCTATCACGACATTCTTCAGCATACTTCGCCGCAAAGTTGTCCCACATTGTAGCTGATGTTTCCTCATTGCTTTTTCTCCTTATGAATCCGCTTCTCTTTAGGCTCATTTTCAGCTTTCTCAAACCAAAGTTTGTGTTTACTTAGTTTTTTTCCTTTTACGGTTAGTCTCGGCAGCTTTACGCCTTTGTTCTTCTTCGAACTCGGCAAACTTTTCCGGGTCTGTATCTTTGAGATAACCAAAGTAACCCCTAGTCCGCTTGCGACCACCCACGGTACCAATGTTGTTATAGAAATCGTTACCATATTTCTCCTTAATTTTCTTAGTTCTTGCGCTGTAATCACGATTAGGGATGCGCCTTCCAAGGGTATCAAAACGTTGCTTGTCTGTCATTATTATTCTAGTTTCGTCTTTATTAAGTCTATAAATTTTTCCATATTCTCATCATAAAATTGAGGGAATGTTTTGGTGGTCTTTGTTTGGGTGTAAAGCACATATAAAACTGACCTAAGCCGTTGTGAAGGCGTTTTACCACCCTCAACATTAGCGTTTTCTTTTGGTATTTGGGTGAGATCTACCTCAGCCTCATTAGGGAAAAATGCAAACCATCCATTTTGAGATCGGTAATAATCTATCTCCGCAAACTTAGCAGTATCTATTTCCTCAGCTGTTACACAAGGGATAGTTACGCTCCCATCAGCCCGGCGTTTGCCAGACTGAAGTTGAGCCTTAAGAAGTAAGTAGTTTCGTTCAGCCATAGCTAGAATGGCAATTTGCCTAATTCTTCTTTAGTTATTACTGGCGCATCATTTGCGAGATCGTCAATAACAATATTGCCATCTTCGCTGATACTGCCTGTAGCCATTTCACCCTCTAGCTTCCATTCATCGGCCATTCTAATTTTATCTTGAAGATAAGCTGAGAATGTTTCAAATAGAGCCATGTCAGGATCTTCTATAGAAAATGATGCAAGTGGATTAACGCCATCAGCTTTTTTAGTGGTGGTCATTATAGCACCCACATTAGCAAATGTTTTCTGTCCATCCTTACTCTTTTTGTGCATTACTTGCAATTTGCAACACACCCCTAAAAGTTTGCTTATTTCAAAATCAGCCGCTTCTTCTTTGGTAAGATCAACTCCACGCCAACTATTTAAGTCAGCCAATAGGTTAGCGTTTTTGCCAAGTGACCAAGTATATTCTTTAGATATACTAAATACTCGCTCGCCGTCTTCCATAAATACTGGGTTGCCTTCTTCGTCTTGTAGCAGTTCCCAGTAAAGCTGTATCTTTCGCTTTTTACCCGATGGTTTGCCTAAGTACATAGTATCCTGTGTACCAAGATCAATCATTTTGAAGCAGCGAGCTAGATAAACCCCAGCTGGTACTAATTCAAATTCTCCGTCGCCTGATGAGGCTGGAGTTTTTAGTGGTGTTATTTTTTCTGACATTACTTTTTCTCCTTTAATTTATTACCATTTAAATCTCTGTGCGTAAAGTCAAGTTGTTTCACAATTGCATCGATAGTTATATCAAACATTTCTCCAGGGGCTAAATCTTTACTATTGTCTACTCGAAACGTGGCAGCTTTGCGATCATTAAACTGCATCTCTACAATCCAGCCATCATAGCCTACTACTTCAGTTATAATTTTTATGATCATACCCTACCTGCCGTTTTTCCTTGTTCCCACAAGTTTTTTCTTACTATTTCTCTAAACCTATAACATGAAATTACTGATTTAGCCCATAAAATACAGTCTTCAACTGATAAGCCAACTTCACTAGCTAGTTTAGTATCAAACTCACCATCTTTCCTACAGGACACTATCAACAAATCGTCAGCTAATTCACCAGTCATTTCTTCCCAGATCATTGCATATATAGCAGACTGAATAAAGTAGGTGTAATACACGCCCTGTGGCGCACAGGCTTCTCGGCTAGTGCTGGCATTACTTGTCTTCCAATCTGCGATAATCATTTTGCCATCCATCATTAATCGGCCATCATATGTCCCGGCAACATTCCAACGCTTAGAATAAACTAGATCTTCAGTACCGAGTAATGTAGGCTTTTTATCGCTCCACCATTTCTTGAACTGTTTTAATGCTTTCTCAGCTTGTTCTACGTCCTCTGGAATGTTTGCAACAGCTGTATCCTTCTCAGCTGGGGTTTCATATTCAGCAGCCATTACAGAGCTTGTATATTCGTTTAAGACATTAAATGGTTTGCCAGTAATGAAATGTTCTATAGCTGAGTGAACAACTGATCCAATATCAGCTCCCTTTTGTTTCTTGCGTTGCCATGCTTCTGAGGCTGATTTAATAAGTGGTAATAGTTGTTCTTGATAATCTCCATCTCCCGGATGCATTCCCCATATAGTACCTTTTAAACCATTCGGTTGATCTCCTTTAGAGAATCCAATCATCTTTTCACCTTCATTGTTCTTGAAGTTATAGAAGCCAAAGAGTTCGCCTAACGCTAACCCTAGTGGCCAAGTCATCAAACCTTTTTTCTCTAAGGTGTCATCAAGTAATGTAGTAGTGCCTTTTGGTCTAGTCTTCTTGCCCCATGCCTTAGCATCATCTACTGGCAAATCCCAATTTATTCTGTCTTGGACAAAATACATATGAGGTTTATCAAGATAGATTATCTTTTTCTCGCCGTTATAAAATACCTTATTAATATCGTGAAATGCCATTAACGCTGTCTCACATTCACTTTTACAGAATAAGAAATCTGCTTAACTTTTATATTTCCCATAACTTGTTGCTCCTTTATTATCATTTAAGATGTTAGCATATCTCATAGGTTCTTGTCAAGACGCTACAAGTTTTCCACAACTATTACACCAGATACCACCTTGTTCTTGTATAGTCTTTTGGCTGGCATCAACTTTATGACCATAATGTGCGTTCATATCTTCTTCTGACACTAAATAAACTTGTTTAGCCCATACATTGCCATTGCCGGGGACCTTCATGATCTTTAGGGTGGTTTTAGAGCCTTCAAAATCAAAAGTTAGTACATTACCCACCTTCAGTTTTTTAATGCCTTCAGGCGTTAGTATGTCTGATATTTCTTCCCAGCTCATTGTTTATACCTTTCTATAATGCTTTTAGTTTCTTTACTCCCCTTATTCTGCATGAGAGTCCTTACTTTTAGGTAGGTCGTATTCTTCACTATCTTCCCAGCGAGCCAATGCTGTTCGTTCGGCTATCATGTTCCAAAGTATTGCTCTTTCAATTTCGCTTGTTTCAACAAATTCAATCATAAAATCTTCTAGTCGCTGAACTGCCATAGGTTTTAGGTTATTTAGTGGGTAGCGTGTATGACAGTTAGGACATTCATGTATTATAGTAGCTCCCTCGCTTTGTAACATTTCATGCTCAATAAAGTAATGAATATACCACTTTAGTCGTTCTAGGCGTTTGTTCGTAACTATAGTTTTACTTACCTTATTCTGCATGAGAGTCCTTAATCTTTTTGAGTTGTTTTTTAAATTCATCACTAGCTAAATATTTCTTGATAGGTTTATATTTATATTTGTAGTAAATTCTGGTAATTATATGTAATGGGTTTGTCATACTATTTAATATCCTGTTTAGGTTGGTTCTCTAATTCCTTTAACTTTTCTGTGACGTCGGCTAATCCTTTACTAATTTGTTTACTTACTAATGCTGCATCCATAGGATATTTTGGACTATCTAGCTTCTTGTACTCGCCAACTATCCACTGGTTAACATCTTGATATGACTTTATCGTCGCCCTTAATTTCTCAATTTCTAATTCTTTCTCTGTTATATTCATAGTTGCTCCTGTGCAGCTAAACTCATAGAGGCTGCGTCCTCAAAATTAGTAAAAGTTCCTAAATAGATATACACGCCCTCTCTTGTTATACGGCACTCATACCTATCCTTAACTTTGGTTACTCCCTTATAACCAAACTTGTTACGACATCGTCTGTTGATAGCTTGAGCCTGTCTGCTAACCCATCTACAATTAGATAATTCATAATCACTATCATTGTCAATGCGGTCTAGTGTATGACCCTCTGGTCGTTCACCCATATCTTCGTAAAATCCCTTGAACTCAAGCCACTTGTCACAAACTTTTATTCCTCTACCGCCATAATATTCATAACCAAAACTGTTTGGATTATAGCAACGAGACTTCATAGCAATCCATGAAACGTATGCAGGTGTGCCATATTTACCATGCTTGGGGTTATCAGGATAGTATCTTTCAGACTTTTCAATCCGTTTAAAGGCTTTCGCTTCTGGTGAATCGGGGTGTTTGCGTCTCCAATCAGCCTCTTTTAAGCATGTTCTACATCTAATACTACCGCTGGGCGGTGTATAGGTATTATCTTTCAACTCATGACCACGACTACATGTAGTTCTATCTAACCAGCTATAGTTATCTGGGGGTAATGCTGGAATTATTACTTTAGCTCGTGTGCCTATTTTCTTGTTATAGTTATCTTTCCTCATAATGACTTCTCCCAACCATCATATTTTAATATTTTACGGTTGTGGGTTTTATCATCCATGCCAGTATAGGTTTCCTCTTTAATAACAGGGTTAAAATAGTACCTTGTTTCACCAACTTTTATGCAAACACTTGAGTCCCCGTCAATAATAACGGCAGTTGCACCTTGTCTAAATAACAAGTTCAGTTCGTCTAGTTGACCAACCAACTTTATGCTATCTGGTTCTATATCATCAAACATCGCAACCTCCATGTTTATAGTTATCTTTCATTTGGTTGTCTCCAGTATTACTGTATGTTCACCGTTAATATCTGTCCAAGTCTTAGTTCTAACTAGTGGTATGTCATAATAATCAATAACTTTTTCATCGCAGTTAGGACAATACAAACTATTATCCATCTCTCGAACCAAATAACTTGTTTCATGTTTGCAAACAACTCCAGAGTTATAGTTATCTTTCATGGTCATTTAAAACCAACCTCCCTGACTATCCTGCATTATTTCTTTATTACAGTATTTACAGACACTATGGACACTCATACCATCAAAACTTCTAGGCTTTTTATCTGGTGAGTGCCACTTTAAAACTTTATCAAACCATTTTCCTACTTTAGACATAATCTACTCCTCTCCTTTAAATAATGTACTCATATCTAATCGTTCTCCTTTAATTCAGCGACCATCAAATTCTCCAATCTTAGCTATAGCGTTGTAATAGTGGTAACTTCTAAGTTCTTCAGCACCTTTCATAGTCTTATCTTCACTAGCATATTGATGAGCTAGATTAAAAATATCACTAGCCGTCTTTTTCCTACCCTCTATTACTTTAGTGTCTATGTAGGATTGTAGGGCTTGTCTGGCTAGTTTCTCGTAGTTAGCCTTACCAGTTAAATATGCCTTTTCAGACTTAAAGTCTTTAGATGTTAAATCCAATGCTCTTAGCCACAGGCTCTCAACAAAGCTGTCTATATCCATGTCAGTCTCCTGATAACTATTTCTCCAGTATGTTTATTGAGGTTCTTGAACACAGAATAGCCGACCCCATCTTTACGCCAAACAAACCAACTCGGACTTTCGGTTACAAAACTCCATTTATCTACTTCTAGTCTATCGCTCATAATGTTTTCCTCAATTCAGCTAGTTTTTCTTGGATATAATCTGATGTTACAGATAGAGGTTCATATGGTATCAGTTCTAATTCTTCTACCAACGCTCTCTGGTGCAAGGCTAGTAAGGTATTACTAAGTTGTTCGGCTTCTTCTTGAGAAACGTACTTATAACTACCCTGCGGATTAAGTGAGAGGATTAACGCTTTAAACTCTTGTTTTATATCCATTACCACACCACTTTCTTAGTTTTAGTTATGGCAGTAGTGCCAAACTTAATATTCTTATTGGACTGATAGTCTGACCTATATCTAGCTAATACCCATTGAGGGACTATTTCACCATCAATTTCTTTAACCGCAACACCCAGAATCTTTATCTGTTTATTGAGTTGGTCACTGACCGCTTTGGTTCTTCCCAAGATTGGGATACTTCGTACAACTTTACTCATAGTATTAAGCCTTATCCTCATTAGTGGGTTGATCCCACATGTCATCGGTGCTTGACCAATTTCTACCTTTATATGGTTCAGGTTCTATTTTCATAATGGCTTTACCAACTTTAGTAATTTCCAACCTTCTGAAGTGTAGTAATAAACTCGGTTATCTTCACCTAGCCCTAAGACTCGGTCTTCTTTGCTTATCGTACCAACAATGATCTGTCGCATCCTGACTCGCATTGTGTGTTTTTCTCTTGCCATAATAGTTGTTGCCCCTTCTATTAATTTAAATCTAACATACTCATAGCCTTAAGTCAAGAGTATAATTAAAATAGTGGCACTATAGGTGAAATCGGTTGCTCCTTTTCACTGGTAGTGTCCTTTTTGAATACTGCGTCACCTTCTGAGTTGTAAATCTTAATTTTATCTACCCACAAAATAGCTGTGTCATTGTCTGAGTTGTAGCCACGATTTCTGTTCTTCTCAATTTTCACGTGGAGATGGTTTGTGTCATTATCTGCCCGACCCACCATCAAAACAATGTCAGCGTCTTGAGCTATATAACTTGAGCCCCTAAGATCTTCCATGCTCGACTCGATTTTATTGCCAGTTTTTCTAACATGACTAATAAGCATCACAGGAACTTTATGCCTAATAGCATTCTTTTTGAACTCCTTAGTAATACGCCCAATATCTTCTGCCACATGATCTAACTCACGAGTAAAATAATGCAAATGATCAATGATCACCAAATCTACATCCATTTCAGTTTTAGCTTTTTCCATTAGCCTATCAATAGATTGCCAATTCAGTTCATCTCTAGCTTGTACAACTGTACTAGCTGATACTTTCGCATAATCTTCTGTATCGCCGCCATTAACATACATGTAACGACTAGCAATTTCAGCGTGAGTCATTTCCAAAGTCACAAATAAAACCGACTTGCCGTCTAATGCCACATTGTTAGCTATGTTCAGAGCCAACGTAGTCTTCCCACGGCTGGTTTTACCTGCAATAATGACTAGTTCCCCAGCTACGATGCCTAAAAGCATTCTATCGAGCTTAGAATAGCCCGTAGACATACCTTGCATCTTGCCGAACTGTCCATATTGTAATTTGGCTTCTTCAGTGAACTCTGATAGCAAAATTAATTCAGTTTGTTCAACTTCAGATTCCGGGGACTCATCAATTGAAATTAGCAGTTGTTCTTCTAACTCAGCCCGTTCATCGTCTGGTAGTTGAGCGATTTGTTTTAGTAACCATGATTTTTTTTGGCTCATTTCCCCACTACCCTCCTAAGTTCTATTTGAAACTCATTTAGCTGTTTGCGTTCAGCAGCTATTAAATCGGGTATGCCTGTTAATTGTGGGTTCTCCAACCCTAATTTATTCCAGGTAATTATACTTTGCTTGTAATCTTTTATTGTTGAGTACAAATGTTTTATGTAATCAATGCGTGACTCGTCCCATAGTTGCCACTTGCGTTCTCGCCAGCGTAAATCGTGTGTCATTAGAAAATCACCTTTTTTTGTTCAGGAGCAATTGACTGTGCAAACCATCTACCAATTTTTGACGGCCTGATTAAATTATCTATACTCATCTCCCCATTATCTCGATGCCATTCAGATTTTGCTAATTCTTTAGCACTAGCAATTAATTCATCTGGCGTGTAGTCAACTAGCCTAGCGTGTACCATTTTTACTCTGTCAGCAGTAGGTTTTTCTTTTGGATTAATTATTTGTATTAAGTTTTTTAATAAATCTTTTTCCATCTGGATACCCTCCTTAGATTTGCTATTGACAAGTGTGGTAATACTAATACCGCAGTCGTTTGCTCGATGTTTTCTCCCCTAGTTCCTGCCCTCTAAGCATGTGATTAGTCCGTGTTCCAGTCCAGCTAGATTCTTGTCTAGCTCAAAGGCTGTTTGCTTCGTAATGCTTGTCGGTTGGAAAAGGTCGCCTAAGTTCTGTCTAATTTTTTACTTGCTTCTCAGTTCTTAGGAGTTATCCTGCAAGAACGCTATCATACGTTGACTTGAGTAAATCATAGTGCTACAATTTAGTCAAGCTTGAAAAAGCAAGAGAACGCTATCAATTGAACCACAGAAATGTGGTTCTTCTCTTTTAGAATAACGGTTGCTGAACGCTAGGTTCATCATCATGTAACCATGAAATTGCTTTGCCGGGGGTTGATTTATTTAGAGGTACAGTTGGCTGTATCAATATTATTCGCCATTCCTTATCTTTTACATGTTTCGATATTATGTTCTGTCCATGTTTATGGCGCAGGGAATGAATCCTAGCTGGATATTGAAACGCTATTTTCATCAACTCAAAATTACTTACACCACGATCGCCAGCCATTCTTAATAGCTGTAAAATTTGTTGTTCTTGTGTCATGGTTCTTCCTTTCGTTTAAAAATATCTTTCTTGACCAAAAATCTAAATAGGGCAACTTCACTCATTGTGCCCACTTCTGAAATTACTTTATCCTTAAAGCCATCGTCCTCCTTAACGACCTTTATTGTTTCAACCCTACCAAGGCGTTCTACAACACCTGCTAGATCATAGACTTTTAAAACCTTGTTAGGCTTACTTGGATCTAACCTAACACCACGCCCAACCATTTGGTAATACAAGGCAAGGCTCATGGTTGGTCTTGCTAGGATAATAGAATCAAGATTCGGCATGTCGAACCCAGTAGTGAATACTCCAACGTTCAATATATGCTTGATTTTACCGTCTTTAAACTCACGTATGATAGTCTCTCGCTCGTTTTTAGGCGTTTTGCCAGTAACTACTGCAGTTTGAACTTTAAGACCATCACACAAAGCCTGTGCGTTCTTAGCTTGCAATATTGAACTACAGAACACTAGACTTCGTTCATGGTGAGTATCAGAAAATTGGACTGCTTGCGCTATTCTTCTAAGTCGATCATTATTCCAAAACTTTTCTAAACTCTCACTAGTAAAATCTGCCCCTGTACTATTTACTTTCAGCCCTGATAAATCTTCTTGCTCGGTGTAATACTCAATTGGTGATAGATAACCTTGATCGATTAGTTGTTGAGTTTCGATCTGGTAAATGATCTTCTTAAAGAAAAACGGGTGTATTCTGTTGACCATTTTTAATACTGCCGTGTAATATACTTGCCCTGCTTCAGTTACATACTTGGATTGTATGCGGTAAGGCGTTGCTGTAAGCCCACAGACATTCTTGCAGTTGATAGCGTCTAAAAATGTCTTATACATGCCCTCAAAATTCTTAGGGTTTACTTGGTGACATTCGTCAATTATAACGTACTTAAAATGCTTGAATAACAGGGGTTTTTTGTATATACTGCCTATAGTAGCAAAAGTATATTTTGCAATGTCCTTTTGTCCCTTACTTGCACTATAAATTCCGATGTCTGTAATGCCGTAACTTAACAATTTAGCATAGTTTTGCTCAAGTATTTCCTTACTTGGTTGCAAGATCAATACCGGCAAGTCTAGCTTATGACATATATCTGCAATGATTAGGCTTTTACCTGCTCCAGTTGCAGCCTGTATAACAAAGGGCTTCTTATATTTCTTGAAGTACCATATAGCACTATTGCTAGCCTGTTGCTGATAGTCTCTAAGCTCATATTTCATTGTTTTTACCTCTGTTATTTGCTATAATTAGCTTATCAAGTTCATTAATAATTTTATTCTCCAAACGGTCTATATTGTTGGCTTGGTTTATTCATTCCTTGATGGTTTAATGCATAGTCAAAGTATATTATCGAGCCTGCAGCAGTTATAAAAACTATTATTGCTATGACTAGTAAAGATCTCACTTTGATTGTTCTAGCCTATTTATTAGTTGCTTATTCTCTAAATGGTTTAACCTTGATTTTAGCCATTTATTAGCTTTGTGATTAGCTTTGATGGTTGTTATTATTAGATAAATAGTCATGATTATTTACTCCTGTTCTTTAATTAATCTTTTAATGGCATTATTAAGCCAACAATTTTATATAGATCACCGGCTGTATAATTCTTTACGACTATTCGTACCGCACTATAACTGTAATAACTATCAATATAGAATATTCCTGTTGGATATAGTGTTTCCATAAGCTCATAATAAACCTTATTAACTAAAACTTTATGGTCTCCAGCTTGCAGGTATAATGTTCCCTCAGTATAACTTTTATTAAGCTGTTCTACTGGTATATATTTACTGTTTTGATTATTTATAATTGTTTCCATTTTAGGTTGATTATTTACATGTATAAATTCTTGAAAGTTATTAAGTTGTGACTTCTTAGGTTTATATTGATCGTAAATGTTATCACTAGTGGCTATATATCCATCTGGGCAATACCATTTTTGACCGTGATAATCACCAATTATAAATTTGTTAGTGTTTGTTAATACTTTACGGATTGATTGTTTAGTTGTCATAATTGTTTACCTGCGTATTCAAAGGCTATTAAATTTCCAGCCTTAACCTCTCCATCTTTTATTATTACTACTTTACGATTTTTAGCTGTATAGCTATCTAGTTTTTTGAATAGATCGACTAATTCATAAGATTGATCTAAGTTTTGCATTGTTTCGGGGTCTACTAAGTTATACATTATGCTAACTCCTTTACATATTGTCTAAAATCTTTTATTGCTTCTTTACGGGTAAAGTTACAATATCGGCGTTTGATATATTGATTATTAATAATGTCACTTATAACAAAGCCTATGTGATCGTAAGTTATAAGCATTATAAACCTGCTCGCTTGATCTGTTCGTAAGTATCAACTTTAGTGTTCCATTGTTCTTTAAATTCTGAGTAACCACGATTGTTCAATTGCCTAGCAATATCTTTAATTTGCTTAGTAGTTACGTTATGAATATATAAGCCGTCGTTAGTGTTGTAAGCGGTACTAGCCGTATTCCCAGTATGATATTTCTTAGTTAAAGCGTTATATTTTATAAAATTTCGTCCACCATAATATAGCGGTTTACTGAATACGATAGTTGTATTCTCATAATCTCTTTTGTAATCTCTTTCTTTCATTGCGTTAGCTCCTCAGCTTAATTTATATTGATAGTAGTAAGATCATGAATAACCATAATCCGACTACAGTTAATAAACTTTTAATATACATTTTAAATCCTTTTTGTTTTTACTTATCAATCCATTATAACTGTCAGTGGCTAGCTGTTGCTCTTGGCTTCAAACCAAGTGTCATAATATTGCGCTTAACAGCTATAGCAGATTGATAAGTTGTTAATGAAGTTTATCCGGGTAGTGGTCGCTCTCGGTGATGTTTTTATTCGTTACCGCTCGAATATTACTGTTACTGACTAACCGGATTGTTAAACTTCTTGCTGATCGCTTGTGCCTTACAATTGATCTATTACTATACTACTCCACTCATAGGCTATTGTCAAGCATATTTATAATAATCTTTATTATTTACTTGCTTCACCTCTGTTATAGGTGTATAATTATAGATAGGAAACAAGGTAATTACACCTTAACAACTTAATTAAAAGTATATAACGCTTATTGCTTATTGCTCACGGTGCTATAATTAGCTTATGAATACACCAAATAAAAAGAAAAGAGTATATAGGAGAGTTACGCCTGCAACAGTGGCAAGATTTAATGCTGCTGTAATTGCTCACGGTAACGGCACAGCTGCAGTTAGGGAAACAGAACCAGATGAAATAGATAGTAGTAGGAGAGCTTGGTTAATTGCAAATAAAAGCAAGGAGCTAGATGCTGGGGAGTATATAGACCATCAATTGCAACGGATTGGTGTTGAGAGTGTAGAGCGAGTTAAAGAGCTGGTACAGAGCTCAGACGAACGAATCGCCACTAAGAACGCCCACTTTGTTATTGATCATGTTAGAGGTAAAGCACTACAGCGTAGCGAGTCAAAACACTTGAATTTAAACATAGAAGCAGTGCTAAGTTAGACCGTTTTGTTACGCTAACTACCATATAAATGTTACGCTAAATGCCTTATTGTGGGTATAACACCTTGAAGCTTGACACTAGCGTAACACGTACAGAGAGAGATATGTTATAATAGAGTCGTACAATCTATATTTTGCGACGTACTACCTATACAAGCACCTATATTTCATTAGTCATAACTCATTATTAATTGTGGATAACTTTTTATGCCTAGCAAAAAGTAATGATCATTGATGTAATCGTGCATATTGCGATGGGTGGGTGGACACAAGGGCACTGTGAAGTTCACAACGCAGCCCAAGCGAACGTAGTGAGAGCTTACTGTACTCCCCTACACGTACGCCCCCCATAATTATTTTTACCCCCCATAAAAAAATTTGTCCCAAAAATTTCTATGCTAAAATTTGGTTATGCATTTATTATTTACAATCCTTGGTTTAAATAACCCATCAGGCTATTGGTATTTGTCTTGGTCTGGTTGGGTAGGGTGTTTGATATACCTAGGTATATTTGCCACACTATATAAGAAGCTTAACTGTCATCAGACTGGTTGCTATAGGATTGGCTTACATAAGGTAGGTAACGGTACTTTGATTGTTTGCAAGAAACATCACCCAGCAATACCATCAAAAGTTCTACCTGAGCATATCCAACATGCTCATAATAAGTATCACAAGAAATGAAAATTGGCATAGATTTCTATGGAACTATTACTAAAGACCCTAAGGTTTATAAGTTATTGGCTGAAACTGTACTGGCTGCGGAAGGTTCTGTTTATATCATCACAGCGATTGCTGAGCATAATAGGAAGCAGGTCTTAAAGGATATTAGAAAGAGCCATGTGCCTTATAGTGAGATACATGTGGTGCCGTACACAGAATGGCATCAGGTACCTGGGCTGAAGAAGCAAGTGGCATTTAAGTTGGAACTGGACATGATCATTGACGATCGCTTAGATGTCTTACGGGCTTGTGAAAGCATTGGTATTTTAGGATTTCTGAGCGTATAGTTTAGTTAGGTAATCCAATATAAAAAGAAACACCATGGAAAAATCAAACATCAGACCTAATATAAATAAGCATATGAAACGGCATTATGATGCTGCTAAAGCTGTAGTTCAGTTGTTTTTCGAACATTCCCCAACTGGGATGTTATTTGAACCATCCGGCATTCCTTTTGAAGATGATGTTGAAGTGGTGCCAACCCATGAAGATGACCCGTTCCTCCGATATGACATGGGACTAGACCCTCACCCTCAAGTAACTGAGGATATAAGCTATTTGCCAATAGACCATCCAGTAAGCAATAGAAGCGAGCATGAGCTACGTTGGGATTCATTAGGCGACTACACGGATAGGTCGCTGTGATATGCACCCTAAAGCTCATGAAATACTAGTTAATTTTGAGCGAAACAAACGAGCTGAAATAAGTCTACAGTTGGCTGTTCTTGCTATTAGGTTCGATGATTCATTAGAGCGAGAATTAGCATTACCACCACCAGATGAACCAGGAGTCTATCATGTCGATGGTACCATTTGAGGGTGAGCCTTCAGATTGTTTTGAGTTAAATGGGTTTTCAATAAGCCCTGAAAATTCTGTTATAAATATCTACCCCAATCCTGCATATAACCATTTAGGAATGGTTGCGATAGTTAACGGTGAAACTACAGTATTACCGCAGATTGTATCGCCTAAAGTGCTACGATTACTAGCCATGAATGGTTTTAGATTGAAAGACCACCAAACCTTACCCGAAGCTGTTAAAGAAGGGTTCGAGGAACAGGTGATAGCTGAGATGCCAGAGGACTTATTGAAGTGGCACTCTGAACATCCGTTACGCTAACTTGTGTTTGTCACGCTATCGTGTTACGCTAAGAGTATGAGTTTTAATAACCCAGACCGACAATTATTGTTGATGACTATAGGGTTTTTTGTGATACTTGGGATAATGGTTTGGACTAATTGGGTGACTGGACAGGACAACATTGGAAGTAGTGGCTTCACCCTACTATGAAGAAGTATTGTGCTAATTGCCGCATAGAATTTGAGGCTAAACGGGAAACTGCTAAGTATTGTTCTGATAAATGTCGAGTAGCTGCTGCTCGTGAAGATGATGTATATGATGCTGTTAAAAATCTAGCCGCTTTTAAAAAGATGGGCATGGAAGAAGTACAGTGGATCACTACTGGTATACCTGAGTTTGATACTCTTACCCAGATCCCCCGTGGACGGGTGACTCAAATACAAGGCCCCTATGCCGTTGGCAAGACAACCTTATGTCTCAATATGATTAAAGGATTAAAAGGCCACAGAGTGCTCTATATTGATACCGAGGCAGCCTTAAACCCTCAACTGTTAGTGGATCTGGAAGTAGAAGCCAAGAACTTTACTTTATATAACAGTTCAGCTTTCATTGAAGATATTTATGAAATTATTATTGCAGCTGTCGAACATGCTCGTTATGACATGATTATTCTCGATTCCCTAGCTGCTACCACATTCCGAACTGAGGCTGCTAATAATGCGGCTGATTCTAATATTGGTCAGAAGGCTAAGATAGTTAATAAGTTAATGAGAATAGTCCCTATGGAACTTAAACGAACCAACACAGCATTGGTAATAATTAATCAGGAAAGAGAGATTATAGGTGGTTATGTCCCGACAAAATACACACCAGGAGGAATGGGTGTACCTTACGGAGCCAGTCTTATGGTGGCTCTTAAAACAACTAAAGGTGCTCGTTTTCCGAAAACTGGGCCTCCATTCAAAGGCCATGAAGTCACAGCAGAAATTATCAAATCAAAAGTAAATGACCCATGGCGTAAAGCCACATTTAAATTATATTATGGAGGCAATAATAGTAATGCCGAGAAAGCCCCAAAAGAGAAAATCAAAGAAGGTTCTAATATCGATTCCAGCTCGCCAACTAAAGCTGCTTTCTGAAATAGAAAATAAATCTAAATTTTTCCAATTAGCACTAGACAATGCAGCCGGTATTATGGCCTGGGCGCTTATTAAGAAGCAACAGAAATTAAAAGAGCCTAATAAACTTACACCTGATTTAGTTGACGAGTATAATCAGGCATATCCATTAGACCCATTAACAGCAAAAAGATTAGGAAAAGAAGAATGGCCCAAGAACTCAGCGAAGTCACCAGAACTCTGGTAAGATCCCGAATACCGAAGTATGAAACATTAGCGCCCGATGAAGCTGCTAAAGCAGCAATTAAGGTAATTGCAGCAGACTTTTATATATATTGTGAACGTAACCTCATGATTAAAGATAAGCGTGGTCAAATGGTACCCCTTGTGCCTAACTGGGCGCAGCGGATTCTAGTTGAACGAGTTTTAAAAGATTTGCATGACGGTGTACCAGTTCGCTACATTATTTTAAAGGCCAGACAAATGGGACTATCCACCATTATTGAAGCTCTTTGTTTTTGGTGGACTACAACCCATAAGAATGTTAACTCAGTCATTATTGGCCATAAGAAAAAAGCTGCTAAGAACCTATATAAGATGTTTCGTAGATTCTATGATAATGCCCACCAATACTTTAGGCCGACTAGGAAATACAACACCAAGGATGATCTAACTTTCGACATCACTGATGATGTAAAAGAAAATTATATCTCTCAAGGTTTAACTGCTAATGAAATGCCGGGGCTTGGTAGTGAAATTCAGACCATGGTTGCTGGTGAAGGTGAAGGTAGATCTGATACCATCTTATTTTTCCATGGTTCTGAGGTAGCTTTCTGGGATAAAGGCTCAGATGTTTTGAGTTCTGCCTTGCAAGCCATTCCTTTATTTCCTGAAACCTTTGCGTTTTTGGAATCTACTGCAAATGGTGTTGGTGGTTATTTCTATGATGAATGGCAGTTCGCTAAAAAGGGTGAATCAGCCTTTAAGCCGTTGTTTTTTGCTTGGCATGAACACCCAGAATATATGATACCCGGTAAAATAGCTGTATATGATGAAGAAGAACAGGAGTTACTGGAAATATTTGAAAAATTGGGCTATGCCAAAGATACTTGGGACCCAAAGTTAGTCTGGCGGCGTGAAAAGAGAAAAGAATTTAGGTCTGAACCAGACAAGTTTTACCAAGAATATCCCAAAGATGACATGGAAGCTTTCCTAGCTTCTGGTAGACCAGTATTTGATATTAGAAAATTGATTAAGATGGAAGAATTAGCTAGGTTGGAACAAAATGCCCCCACATTTGGAATTGTTAAACTAATTCCTAATTCAGAGACTGGCATACCTAAATATGGGTTTGAACGAGTGCCTAGATTATCTGATATTGATGAACCAACCCCTTTAAAGGTTTGGGAACTTCCCGTGAAAGGGATTAAATACACCATAGGCGTGGACGTAGCCGATGGGCTGGAAAAAGGGACAGGTGAAAAAGACCAGACTGACTTTAGTGTAGTTGATGTTATGCGTACTGATACTTTAAAGACAGTTGCACGTTATAGGGCTCATATAGACCCTGACCAATTAGGTGAAGTGGTTTATGATCTTGGCACATATTATAATTTTGCATTAGTTGGTGTCGAGGTTAACAACCATGGAATTTCTACAGTTCAGACTTTGCGTAATAAGTTTTATAGGAATCTTTATCAAAGAGAAACATCGGAGGATGAGCAATTCCAAGAACGTACAACTCGCATGGGTTGGCTTACTAATAAGAAAACTAAACCTGTAGCCATAAACGAATTGGTTAAAGCTATAAGGGAAGGTGATATAATAGATTATGATGTTGTTTTCATTCGTGAAGCAATGACATATGTTCGTGATGATAACGGCAAAACGTCAGCGCAGGAAAACATGTTCGACGATTGCATCATGGCAAAAGCAATAAACTTGCAAATGTCTGCCTGGAACTCGTATGATCTAAGTAACGTAAATATTTATAAACCACAGAAACGAACAAATGGCCAAACAAAAACCACCAGTAATAGAGAAGCCCTCAGCAGACGCAAGCAAGCACGGCGTGAGCACCGAGCTGCCGCCAAGCAGTAATTTAGATTTTGCAACTGCCCAGAAGATGTATATAACCGCTAAGCGGTATATAGACGTTAGTTATAGAAACTATTGGGACAAATACTTCAGAATTTATAAGCGACAACGAGTTGATCGTCACTACGAAGGCATAGCTGACCCTGTTATCCCAGAAGTTTTTACAATTATCGAACTATTAGTAGCTGAAATTGCTGGTGGTGATATTGCTTTCCATTTCAAACGAACTAATGAAGAACAAACTGAAAATACAGACACCTTAAATTCATTGCTAGCATATTGGCTTGAGTGCAACAACATGGGAATGCGCAACCAGGAATGGGTGCGAGAGATGCTCCAGTATGGTACTGGTATTTTGCATATTACCTGGGTAGACGGTAAACCTAAAATTGATAACATTCCATTAAGAGATTGGTTTTTCAATCCTCAAGCTACGTCGATGGCCGACTGTACTTATGCTGGCTTTGCTTATTTAGGTAATAAGGCATTGATGGAGCAAGAAAAGGTCTACGATGCAGCTACTAACAAAATGGTGCTTAAATACGATCTTACAGATGTTGGCCCAGCCACTCCAGCAGATGCTAAGCAAATGGATAAACAGTTTAAGGATCAATTTAATGGCACTACATTACCAGTTAATGAAGCCATATCTCAACAAGTATTTGTCGTTCTTATGTATGATTTAATATCTGGCAAAGTAATTGAAATGGCTAACGGCCAAAAGATTATTTATCAGAAAGATATTCCTTATCAAATGGAAAAACTTACTAGGATAGTCCCAGTCCCTGACCCAACTGATCCTACTGGCCAAAAGATTATTCAAAGTAAACAAACCCTAGATGCTATTGACCCATTTATACCATTTGCGGTACTTAGGGATTACGTAGATACATCTTTGATGCTAGGTGAAGGTGAAATCGCTATTATTGCTGATCGTGGCGAAGACCTCAATGACTATGAAGCCATGGATATTGACAATACAGCTTACCAGAACACACCAATGTACCAAATTGATCCACAGTTTGCTGATTTAGCTACAGAAATTGAGACTATTCCAGGTGCCGTTTATCCTATACCTAAAGGTGCTATTAGTTCACTACCGATTGCTGAAATTGCTGGCAACTTAGACCAAAAGAAGGATAGAGTTATCGCTCAGATGCGTAGCGCTACAGGTGCTGACGAAGCGTTGTCTCCAGCAGCAGACCCAAGACGGACTACAGCTACTGAGGTTGTCGATAATTCAGCCACTTCCCAGAATAGATTTAGCACTAAAATTGATAACCTACAAAATGAAGGATACGCTCAACTTGGTGACATATTATGGAAGATGGCTCAAATATTCTTAGATGAACCAACTTCAGTGCCTATAAATACCCCTAACGGCACGGCTTTTGATGAATATGATAGATGGAAATTCACTGGTCCCTGGCACCCTCAAGTAGAACTTGCTACTACAGCTCGTAAAAGACAAATTGAAATGGGACAAAAAGATAATCAAATATTCCAAATACTTGCAGACGATCCTAAAGGTATATTTGACCCTGTTGAAATTAAGCGTTGGGAAATGCAACATATTGATGAAACTCTCACCGATGAAGAATTTAATAAGTTGCTAGCACCAGAAGCTCCCCCAGGGCCTACAGAAGATGACAAGCGACTTGCTATGGATGTTGAACGAGCTAAACTCCAAGGTATGGCAACTATCTTCCAGTATGCTAGTGAGTTTGACCAAGCTCAAATTGAAACAGCCTTTGGGTTACAGCCTGATCCAATGCATGAAATAGCAGAACAAACCAATGCTATCCAGCATGGCGCTAAACAAGCAGACTTACTTAATCCGCTGACTAACGCCGATAACCAGCCTGAACCTAATTTACCACCTCAACCAACTCCAGCAGCTCCACCAGCTGGAATGCAAACCGCTAATTCATGATATAATTAGATTATAAAAAAGGAGCAACTAATGGCAGAACCAAACGTAGAAGACGTAGCAGAAGAAACTAAAGTAGATACTAGAACTGCTAAACAAATAAAAGTTGAAGAGCATAAAGCTAGAGCTAAGACGGCTGCAGGTGCTACTAAAACATTAAATAATCTATATTTGCAGGCTAAAAAAGACCCAGTATTCCAGAATATTATAAAGGTTACTCAAAGTTTTATTGATTATCATAATAAACTTGCTCAAGACGGTGTTGGATATAAGGAAAATATTAACGGTCAAGGTGCTAAACTTCAGGAAACAATTGAACTTAGCGATGCTCAACGGGTAGCGCACTTAAATAAAGCCGCTGCCCAACAAGAAATACTTGACTATATTGACAGGCGTAGTACCCCTAAGCTATAGTTTAAACATTAGTCCAATTATGGATTATGCAACTTTTTCAAAACATAAAGGAGAATAAAATGGACAAAGTTTCCACTCCCGATGACGCTGCAATAGATGCTGGCGGTACTGGCGATGATTTCGATATTAGCGCAGAAGACCACTCCCAGGACATTGTAGATGATGAATCGGCGGACACAAGCGACGTTGAAGATGAAATATCTGAAGACGACAACGCACCATCAGACTCAGACGAAGACTCTGCTGATGATAAAACAAATACAGAGGAATCGGATGAAGTCGACAAGACTCCCACCTTCGATAAAGACCTAGACAAGTGGGCTGAAGACCGTGGTTACGGTACTTTGGAGACTGATAAAGAACGCAGAATGGCGCAGGATGCTAGAAACTCTCAACGGAGTTTTTCGAAACGTTCAGAAGCAGCTGCACAAGCTAAGAAATTAGCTGACAATATTGGTGAAACCGCTAAGGACGAAATCGCAGATGATGCCGATCCGTTAGCTAAAGAAGTCGCTGAATTAAAACAGGGACTCACTACGGAACGACAGAATAGGCAGATTTCTGAATATGTCTTAGCCATGAGCACTACTAAAACTCCGGTAACGGAAGAAGTTAGTGATGCGATGGGCGAATTGTTAGCTCAAACTGCTAAAACAGATGGGCAAGCCGGGGTTAATTTCCTCATTGGTAATATCGGACGCTGGCATAAACTAGCTATATCCGAACTAGGGGTTGGAGATGATTCAACTGACATAGATGCCGTAAGTGATAAGGTGCGTAAAGAAGAACGAGCCAGAATTGAGAAAAAACAATCTGCCGCCGGACCGACCCGATCTGCAAAAACTAATATACCTGCGAAACAAATAAGTGAATTAGAAAAGATCTGGAACGACGACGACATCTAATCACTAAAGAAAGAGAAATATAAAGATGACACAAAACTATGCTCAGGCTACCCTTGATACTATCGATGAAAGATTCTACCTAGACTCTAAAACTGATTTAGTTATCAATAAGGGCATCCGACTAGATTTCAACGGAAAAAACTCCGTAACAATTTACAATGTTAATGTTGTTGCTGAATCTAACTATGTACGTGCTGGATCTAACCGATTTGGTTCTCTAGTTGAACTTGGCGATGGACAGGAAACATTTATTCTATCGCAAGATAAGGCATTTACCTTCACTGTTGATCAAGGTAACTTGGAAGACAGCATGATGGTAACTGAAGCTAACAAAGCTGTTAAAAGACAGATTCGTGAAGTTTCAGTACCTACTGTTGATAAGTACCGATTAACAACCCTACAAGCTTATGCTATTGCTAACTCTCAGAGTGCAACAGCTGCTTTAACTGCTGCTAATGCTTTCACTAAATTCTTAGCTGCTCAAGCTGTTCTAACAGACGCTCTAGTACCTACAGAAGGCCGTGTAGTATTTATGCCAGCTTCAAGCTATAACCTTTTGATGCTTGATCAGAACTTCGTTAAACAGTGTGATACTGCTTACGCTGACATGAAAAAAGGTATCATTGGACAAGTTGCTGGTAACACTATAGTAGTAGTACCAACCTCTTATCTACCTGCTAATACAGGTTATCTATTCTGCTATAACAAATGTTTGGTATATGCTGGTAAGTTCGAGATGATACGAGTGCTTACGGATGTTCAAGGTATTCACGGTGCTGTAGCTGAAGGTCGTCGTTACTACGATGCTTTCATCCCATCACAAACTGGAACTGGTATATTTACTCACCAGATCGCTTAATAGAAATTTAAATAGGAAATATATAATATGAATCCAAAAGATTTACCAAAAGGCGCAGGTGCTAGTGAAACTCCTAGTAATGGAAGAGCTGCCAATGATCCAGGCGTGTATGAACATGCAGCTTCTGGCAAACAAGTAATTGTTATGCCTGATGCACAAAGTTCAGCTCAACAGGACGCTTTAGTAAGAATGGGATACACTAAAGTCGCTGAACCTCCTACAGCTTTAGAACTACGAGCAATGCAAGAAGCTCAGGCTGCTAAAGATGCTAAAAAGTCTGACCCTGCAACAATAATTGCAGCAGGTTTTGACCCAAACGCAGTTAGGTATAACCTAACTTCAACTATTTCAGAAGGTGGTTCAACATCTAACCCATTAGATACAACTGTACAAGCACCAAGTGCTACTGCAGAATTAGAAGCTAAAAACGAGGAACTATTAGCTCGCATACAAGAATTGCAAGCAAACCCTGCTACTGCCCCAACTGAAGAAGCTACTCCCGAAGTAGAAACTCCAGCTGAAGATAGTACAGAAACACAAACTAAAGAAGAAAGTACAGGTAATTAATAATGGCAAACTCAACAACCTTATATAAAGGGCAAGATGGCCGAACTTGGGTAGATGTTACTCTAAACAAAACCTTAGTTGCTGCCGATTGTGGTATTGTCCAGAACGTGATTGCAACTGGTGTAACCGTAACTGTACCAGCTACAGTAGTAGGTTATATCTACATCGTTAGAAATGGCGGTAAGGTAATTACTTCTGGTGGTCCAGCCGGTGCAGTTGGTGACGGTAACACCGTTACTGTTGCTCCAACTGGTACTGACGGCTTTACTGGTAATGCATTCACTGCTGCCACTAGTAAAGGTGCAGTAAACACTACTGGTAATATTGGTGATGAACTTAAGATAGTTGGTTCGGGTGTAAACTCAGCTGCTGCTTGGATCATTGACAATAGTAAAGGCACATGGACTAGACAGCCTTAATACCCCTTCTATCCTACAAATTAGCACCTTCGGGTGCTTTTTTGTTTGTATTAAATACTTTAGTGATATAATGAGATAGTTAATTAAGAAAGAAACAAAAATATGTCAGCAGTACAAGCCCAAGATACTCCCCTTTTACCATCAGCTTCATATGGTATAGCTACTGCCGTCAGTAATGATATTGACACATCAGGTTGCCAATTCTTAAATGTCATAATTGACATTACTGCTATTGGCGCATCTGGCACTGTGACTTGTACAATTCAAGGTAAAGATACAACGTCAGGGAAATACTATACTATACTGGCTAGTTCTGCGTTGGCTTCTAACGCTACAACTAGACTCAAAGTAGGTCCAACTATAGCTGCCTCAGCTAATGCTATCGCTCAAGATTATTTGCCTAAAACTATCCGAGTATCTGTTGCAGTAGCAGTTGCTGCTTCTACGTTCTCAGTGGGTGCTTCATTAACTGATTAATATATGATATTATCTAGATAGGAAAAATAACATGGAACAAACAACAAAAAAATACCAGAATACAAGCGACCAAGACATGAGCGTCATTGGTATAGGTACTATTGCTGCTGGTGAATCAGTCAGTATAACTACGCAGTTTCAGCCTCCTGTAGTTTTATCTAACTATCCTGGCCTTGTGGATGTAACTGTTGAAGAAGTTACTGATAATATACAAAGTGATAATACACAAGGAGATACTCAGAATGGGTAAAATTATTAGAATACCCTTAATAGGTAAAAGTTTTGGATTTGGATTTGCTTCAGACCGTCATGGCGCAGCTACTAGAGCTAGACTAGTTACTGGTGACAATGCTTATGAAACTAAACTTATGGTTAAAGTTCTTGACAAAGACGGTAACGAAAAGAAAGTTACTGAATATTTTGGCAATAAAGAGAACCTCATTAAAAGAAACTTCTATAAATTACTATACCGAAACAAAACAGAACTCGATTTAGGTTCTGGACTTGTTACTAATGTTGGTGTACTTGCAATGGCAAATGACTGGAACCTAGCTGGCCCATCAGGAGCTCCAATAAATACTCTTAAACTTGCTAATTATCACGCTTCAGGTAAAGGAGCTACCGCAGCAGCTGCAACTGATATAAACCTACAAACCATATCTACTAATGGTGGTCAGACACCCGTAGCTGGTACTCAGAGTACAATTTCAGCTGCAAATAGCCAAAAGTACCAAACTGTGGCTACTATCGCTTACACAGGCACAGAAGCCGTTACAGAATGGGGTTTGTTCTGTGGAGGAACTTTAAGTTCAACTACTGGCTCACCATTTACTGCTGCATCTGCTACTACATGGAGTGACACAGGCTCAGCTCAAACAGCTTCAAGTTCAACAGTTCAAGGTCTACAACAGAAGATTGTTGTACCTGGTACTACTACGGTATGGGGTCTTAACACTTCTAATACTACTCACATTGGTACTATTCCAGCTTGGTATAAAGTTGCTGACGGTACAGCTGGTTCTACTCCTGGTAATACTGAAACATTTACAATCGTACCAGTTATGTGGGATCACAAAGTATTTTCAGCTATCAACGTAGTGAACGGTGACTCAATCCAGTTTACGTATCAACTTACTGTAACTTCAGGCGGTTAAGCCAGAGAGGAGATAACCTCTCATGTCTAATATCGTAGGATTCGTCCAAAAAGCTACTGGTGGAGCTTATGCGACTAGTGCTCAATCAGCTACTTTTACTGGTGCTACACCAGTCCAAGGCAACGCAATCGTTGCTTGGGTTCAGAATGTTACTAATGGTACAGCTTTAACCTCTGTAAAAGATGGCAACGGCAACTCTTTCCAATTAATTATTAGTCAACCCAGAACTACTGGCTCAATGCTCTACTTGTATCTTCTAGTTGCAGGTGCTTCTCAATCTAAAACCGCAACTGCAACTCTATCTGGTGCATCTTTAGCCATAGACATATTTGAATATAGTAATATACCTAACGCTTCTACTTACTCAGATATGTTTGAGGCTATGTCGAGTCTTTCATCTACTGCAACAACAAGTAGTTCTGCTATCCCTGCCATTTCCACTTACAACCCTGGTGATATGTTCATGGGTGGGGTTGGTGCAACAAGTACAATGGGCACAATCACTCAGCCTACTTTTTGGACTGTAGGTTATAACACACCTTCAACTCTTTCTACGTTTGGCAATGCTTACGTTCAGTCTAACGCTCAAGGTTATTCAATGAACTTTAGTTGGACTACGTCTAAGGCATTTGAAGCTATTCAGGCTGTTTTATCACCAAAGCTTGCTGTTGTGCAAAGAACTTTTGCCTCAAACGCTTCAGGTGCTACTACAGTTGCTACTGCTTTGCCAAATAATAAAGCGACTAGTAATGCTATCGTTGTTATAGTTTTTCAACAATATTCAACATCCTTTGGGACTATGACAGTAAGTGACAGCCTTGGCAATACTTACGTGCCCATAATTAATGGTAGCAATATTACAGACGCAGTTGGTTATTCTGTCTGGATAGCATATGGTGGCACTGGGGGAGCAGATACTATTACGGTGACTAACTCAGTTAGCATAGTGATGAATTTACATGTACTTGAGTTGTCTGGCGTAGCTACATCTTCAGCTATAGATGTAGCTGTCAGTCAATTCCAGGCTGCTGTTACTTCTGTTACTTCGGGTTCAGGTGTTACAGCTAATACTAATGATATATTAATTGCAGCAGCAGGTGGCCGGAACACTGGGACTTTTGTTGCTGGCACTGGTTATGGCCACCTTAATACCAACGCAGGTTTTCTAGATAGTTATACAGAAGACCAAGTAGTAGCTGCAACAGGAACTTATGCTGGCACTTTTACGTCAGGGACAACCTTTACAGGAGTGAGCCTTCTTCTTGCAATATCTGATACGGTTATTCCTCATAAACAAAGTTTTTCTGCGGGTATTTCTAGTACAGGTGCATTTACTAAAACACCTAGTAGAATGTTACCAGCAAGTCTTGCGTTTGCAGGCAATTTTATTAGATCAGTGGCTCATTCTCTAACTGCATCTCTTACATTCAGTGGTTTGCTAACTTATATACATAACACTTCTGGGACTATGTATACACAATCTCTCAACGCAGGACTCAGTTTTGTGGGTGTTATGAGTAAAACAACTAGTTATCCGTTAACAGCTACTCTAAACTTTGTGGGCAGTATGTCCAGACTTATTAGTAGATCTTTTACCCCATCCTTAACCTTTGTGGGCTCGTTAATTAAATCGCCATCAAGGTTACTGCCAGGTGTTCTTACATTCACTGGGTTAATTATAAAATTGCCTGGCAAGATCTTTACTGCTGGACTAACTTTAAGCGGCTCGTTGCTAAAACAATTGGAGAAAGGATTGATTGCCACTCTGGGTTTCACGGGTGTACTTAGCCGATCAGTGTTTAGAACTTTAAGCGGCTCTCTCTCGTTTAGTGGCTTATTAAGCGCATTCCATCAACATTTCACTACTTTGACTGCAAGTTTAAGTTTTAGTGGTAATATATCTAAACTTATTAAGTTTCCATTAACCGCTTCACTTTCATTTACAGGAACTATTCTTAGGGTTATTAAACGCTCGTTAACGGCTTCTTTATCATTTGTTGGTAGTTTACCTAAGTCAACTGCTAGAACCTTTACAGCAGCTCTTACATTCGTTGGATCTATAGCTACCGTTAAGAGCTCTGGGACACTTAATCTGAAATCATTGGCTGCTGGGCTTAGCTTTGTCGGTAACATTAACAAAACTACTTTAATCCCTTTGTCAGCTTCTCTTGTCTTTGCCGGGAATATAGTTAAGGGGATGTCTCGTAAACTAACAGGGGCTTCAACATTTGTTGGAACTTTTGTAACCAATCATCAACATCTTAAAACTCTCACTGGTTCTCTATCATTTACTGGTGCATTTGTTAAAACACCACTTAAATACTTATCTGCTTCGCTTACGTTTGTAGGGGTTATCACTAGAATCACCGAACATGTCTTAACGGCTATTCTTCAACCTACAGGTAATTTGTTTAAAACAATTAATAGAAAACTCACTGGCAGTCTTAGTTTTATTGGAACATTTACAAAATCTCATATCAATGGTGTTAGTTTCACTGGTGGCCTTAGTTTTATAGGTGTCTTCAAGAAAAGTGATAATAAATCGGTAAATGCTAACCTAACATTTACTGGAATGATAATGAAAAAAATGTATGCAGTATTTAGTAGTAACTTATCTTTTGCTGGAACATTAATTAAAAAATACATTAATCCATTATTTGTTAATATCAAGGCTGTTGTTTCTACTGGATTAAAAACAGTTACAGAGTCAACGAGTAACAAGGTTACAAATGTCGCTAGTGGTGTTAAACTAGATAATGTAAGTACAAGTGTCAAAACTGACACAGTAGCGAGTACAAGCAAAAACACCAATATTAGTAGCGGAAATAAAACGGTAAATCTATAATGTCAACAACATTAAAAGTAGTACAAAGTAATACAGCTCCTCAGTATCAGATAACTTGTACGAGGGATGATGGTAGTATAGTTGTTTTAACTAATACCACAGTCACTCTTAATCTTTACAAAGGTTCTAATAAAGTCAACACGGGCCATGAAACCTGCACTATTATTAATGCTGGGAGCGGTATTATCGGTTGGCAGCCTCAGACAGGTGATTTGGCTACTCCTGGTTCTTATAAAGGTGATATTGTAGTTACCTACCTAGATGCCACTTTTGAAATTCTTTATGGCCAACTATTGCTAAAAGCTAGAAAGATTGGCGGCTAATTGTGACGTTGCAAAATATTATAGATAAGGTTCGAGGCAAGTTAGGCGATACTTCATTTGATTCAACCCAAATAACAGATGCTGCTAACTGGTTTGTTAATCAGTTATTCTTTAATACTGCAACCAGAATGATGGAAGCAACTGATACTTTATATCCTTCCGCTAATGATACTACCGTAGATATGCCTGATGATTTCCAAACATTAATAGATCTTAATGTTGTAAGCCCTCAGATATATTCAATTAAAGACTATCATATGGAACAGGCTGATTTTATGAAAGCATGGCCCGGTTGGCAAACTTACACGCCAGCTTACCTGAGTAATTGGACTGATTTTAATAATCAGATGAGATTTTCTGCCCCGTTATTAGCTGACACCCAAATAGCCATAGATTACTTACGTGTTCCAAATATTATGGTTAATACCACAGATACATGTGAACTTCCAGACCAATATCAAGAACTAGTTGTAGTAGGCGCTCTAGAGCGTTGTATGCAGACAAATGAAGACTACCCAGAGGCTCAACAGGAATTAGCTAACTTAGTACCACTAACAACTGCTTTTATCGCCCAGGAGGCCCGTGGACAGTTTAAAACTGGCCCAGTTATAATGCGAAGTAATAGACGTAAGGGTGGTATTAGATCAAGCCCATGGGAGGCATAGCAGATGAACTCAGCTTTTACTGCTCCCCATCGACCCAATGCTCCTTTCGCTAACCCAGCTGTAGACGAGAACTATTCTCTAGCTGGTCTTAACTTACGTGATCCTGATGAAATTATGTCGGCCGGTGAAACCCCTTTCACTATAAATTCTCGTATGTATGCTCGTAATACGGGTGATTCAAGAGTAGCTAACCGAACCAGAATGGGTGCCAGTGTTTTGTCTAATCCTGTGGGTGAAACTTTAAATGTTCAGAATGTTGCTACGGCAACTGGCGATATTCCCATTACAAACACAGTGGTATTTGCTCAACCCTTTACTCCTAACGCCAATGGGGTATTGGGTCGTTTAGATATTGAGATAGAAAAGGTGGCAGGAGCCACAGGGCATGTTTTAGTTCAGGTTTACACAGATACAGGGGGCAAACCCGGCACGTTACTTGCTGAGAGTTCTATTTATTCCAATACCATATCTTCTTCTTACGCTTACTTAACCACTCGCTTTATAGATGCTCCTAGTTTAGTTAGTGGTACTCAATACTGGTGGGTGGCGTATGTCCAAGATAATGGTACTGGTCCATATAATCTTCATAAAACTGCCGCCTCTGGTGCCTTACAGGTAGTTTTCACTAACAATGTGTTAACCTCAAGTACACCATTAGGTTATAGTGCTAGATATAAAACATATCTTTCTACCGCAGGTGGTGTTAAAGGTTATGGTTTGCGCTATCCTTCAAGTAACACAAACAATTTAATTTTATTTGCTCAGTTAGGTTCTGTTTATTCCACTTCTTTGACTTCTCCTACGCCTACTGCAGTAGATAGTAGTTTAACAAGTAGTGCACCGTATGTAAGATTTACTCAGGTGAATGATTTTAGTATATGGGTAAATGGTGTAAATCCTGCTAGATGGACTGATTTTAATACTGTTCCAACGCCAGTTAATATTCCAGGAGTCCCGGCCATTAATGCTCCCACTAATGTTATTTCATGGCAAAACCGTTTGTTCTTTATGACAGATGTTACAAGGGTTGATTTCTCTGATCTGTCTAATTTTACTAGTTACACATCAACAAACTTTTTCTATGTACCTACCCCTAAGTCCCCTGATCATATGACGGGCTGGGTAGTGTTTCAAGACAAACTCACCATTTTCACCCATACTACTAAACACGTTATATCTGGTTCCGACATATCCACATTTACTAGAAAAGAAGCTGTTGGCACCAAAGGGGCTGTTAGCCAAGAAGCTATTTGTGCAGACCACAACGGAGTTTACTTTATAGCTGATGATGGCAACCTTTATATGTGGAACGGTGCTTCTGACACATTATTGTCTGATAAGATGCAACCTGAACTTTCAGCTGTTACAGACAAAAGTAAAATACGCATTAATGTTTATAAAAACCAGATTAGAGTTTACTACCCTAAAACTCCTAGTACATTCAATAACCAGATGCTTTTATTTGACTTAACTCTTAAACAATGGTTCATGGATACAGGCCACCCAGTTATAGGCGCTACATATTTGTATCTTGATCAACAGCAACTTGTTGAGTTTAGTTCTTTAGTTGGACAAGTCTATTTCGGAGAAACTCAGTATTCAGATCTTGGTAAAGCTATTGACTGGAAATATTGGACGAACTATAAGACCTATGCCTACAGACGACGTAATGGGCAAACTTATGGCGGTGGTTCAGCCAAGAAACGAATAAAGCGTTTCAGACCCATTATAAGGACCGTCAACGCTGATTACACTATGCTTGTCGGTAAAGACCAAGATTTTGCCAATAACCCCGATATGCGTGAGTATATTGTCGCAGGAGGGGGTGCTAAATGGGGTGCTTTTGTATGGGGTGATGGTTCTAAGTATGGCAAAGTTGGACAAGTTGATGGATTAGCTGGAATGTCTGGCCGTGGTAAACATATTCAATATAGGTTTGAAAGAAAAGGAGTAGAAACTCCAGTAGAATTATATGGATATATATCCATCTATAAAATAGGTAGGCAAAAGTGACAAATTTATTGTATAGTAAGTTTAGATGACTTTTTACGGTTACAGCTAGGATGCGCTACCTGTAGGTTCTCTGTGATATGAGGGCCGTTTTTAGACAAAGGGATAATATGGTCGTACTCAAACTTCCCTTCTATCGGTAGTTTACAGATACCACAGTCTCCATTATCTCGAGTTATTATAGCCTCATAATCAACTTCGCCAACTTGAGTAGCTAGTTTAAGTGCTCGTCTTTTATTCATATCACGGGTATATAGTTTTTTATATTTCTCTGGGTTAGCTTTTCTCCAAGCCTTAACACGGGCATAGGCTTTTAATGGGTCATGATTTGCATTTTGTTGTGCTCGTATTTTTTCTCTATTAGTTTTATAATAAGCTAATTTTTTAGCTTTAAGTTCGTCTCCTTTCAACTCTCTATATTCTTTGGCTTTTTTTGAAGCACGTTCTTTATTAGCGTAATACCAGTCATTTGCTCTTTTCCTAATTTTTTCGGCATGTTCACGATGATAGGCTTTGTGGTATGCTTGTTTTTCTTCTTTAGTCGGTTTGCGAACTTCCATAGTATAATAATACTAGAAAGTTAATAAAAATGATATATTACAATTTACAAACAGGACGACAATAATGGGTGCCAACGACAACCCTTCAGTTGCTGGGCTTGCATTGCAGGGTGGTACGTTGCAAAACTTACCCGGAAATGCTGATTTACCTACTGTTATTTCTACACTTAATAGTGTTATTAGCCAATTAAATAATCAACTCAAGACTCAAGTATTAGCTGATGGTGTAACTAAACGATTTCTTTCTGGTTATCAATTAGGCGGTTTCCCAGGAGGAGCTTTTGGCATGAAGATGTCGTTACCAGGTGTAGACGTTACTCAGGCTACTAATCTTCAGCTCTTATTTATGTGGGATTTTGCAACTGGAACTATGTATTGGTACGATCCAACAACTCATAAGAATTATGGAGAGATTGGAATTTTACCAAATGGTGTTGGCGGTATGGCCTTTATGCAGCCAGGTTTTGATGTAAAAGACGGGATTTCCTGATGGGCGCTGATCCTACTAAAACCAGTTTTTACAGTGGTAACACTATAGACCAAGTGGTATATGCTAATACGCAGACTATTAATATTACTAACTCAGTAAATGCTACAGTTTCAATTCCCTTTACTACCGCTATAACTTCTTTGATACGTCCTATTGGGATATTTTCTTACGATGGCGGTTTAACCTGGAATGATTTAGGAGCCGTACAGGGAGCTGCGCCCTCAACTTCTTTTAGTAGCGTGATTAACACAACTACCCAATGTTTCATATCAAGTGGTGTGGCAGTATTATCTGCCACCTTCCAAGTAACAGCTACAGTCGGGGGAGGAGGTACTATACCGATTATAGTAAGAATTATTGGGTTAGCTGATAATCCACCACCAATACTAGGAGCACTTCCAACGCTTGGGTCTAACCCAGTGGCATATAGTTCCACAGACTCTCAGAAAGATGCAGCTGGCTATAGGCAAATAGTGCAAGAAGGATCATTTTTAACCTTTGGTTCAACTACTATTGTTACAGTTCCTCATAACTTTGGCTATGTGCCTGATGTTAATATGTGGAACTTTACAGGATCAAGATATAATTTATCGAGTACCGGCTGGGCATTATCTATAACTGGGGCGGAAGTAGCTTCTTACCTAGGAATGGCGATGGACGCTACTAACTTTTATTTTGTTGAAATTGGCACCTCTGGATTCTTTTATAAATACAGGAGTTATCATCCATGATTGATATGAATAAAGTCCAAGCTGCTTCTTTTATGCCAGGTTTGCAGGATTTGGGGGCTATTACACCTGTAGTTTATAATTTTACTGGTACACTTCCTGGTCCAGCTAATTCCGTTTTGCGAACTTCAGTAATTATTCCTTTTGCTAGAAACGACGTATTAAGTCTATTAAAAATTAATGTAGCAGGAACTAATTTTAGTTCTGCTAAGTGGTTTCCTTTAAATGGAACAGCTAGTTTATATGAAGGCAAAGTAGGTTACTTTATCATTTTTAATATGCAATCAGATTCAGCAGGACGCAAAATTAATATTACTTTTGTCAACAATTTAAGTAGTGCTTCAATAACACTACCTAGTATCACTTTTACTTTTTCTGGCCACTTATATAGTTATCCGTTCTAAAAATGATATAATAAAAAATGTAAAGGAAAATAACAAAAAATGCCCCCTTCAGCGCCAGCAGTACAATCACTCCAAAACTTAGTTGCACAATTTAGTGCTGCTCAAGCACCCCAACAACAGCAACTGGATACCCAGATTGCTAATAATGAATCATCAGGTTCAGCTCAAGTATCTGGCTTAGATCAGGCTAAAACTAATGCTTTCGGTAATATTGAGCAAACAGCCAATAACAAAGGAATGTATTTTTCTGGGTTTTCTCCTAGCCAAGAAGCTTCTTATACGGGTGCTACTTATTTACCAGCTCTAGCTAAGTTACAGCAAACTATAGCTGCCACTAGAGACAGTCTTAATACCAGTAAAGCCAATCTTAACTCTACAGCTAATACAAACGCTCTCAATGAACAAAAGACTGAGCAATCTGCTCTTGATACATATAATCAGAACCTAGCTTCAGAAGCTGCTGCTGAGAGGCGACAGCAGGAATCAATAGCTGCTACCGCTAGTGAAGGTGCTCTTAATCGAGCCGCTGCCGCATCTAAGGGACCAACAGCTGCTGAAGCTGCAGCTGCAGCTCAAACGGGAGCCAATAATTATCTTAAAGGGTTAACCGGCAAAGATGGTAAAGTATCACCGGCTACATTTAATGCTGCTAGAAACTCTTGGGTTAATGGTGGTGGATCTGCTTCTACGTTTAACTCAATGTTCAGTAATTATATTAATCAAACGCATGCACAAGACTACGTGGGTAAAGCCGCACCAGTAATGTATTAAGGAGTAATGTATGCAGACGTTTACTGCTCCAGGGAGTTCATCATCATCACCTTCCCCCAGTGTAAGCAGGGGTTCTAGGAGTTTTGTGGCTCCTGTTAATATTCCAGCACCTCAACAACGGCCACAGCCGCAATCACAGCAAGCTAAAGTTGCTAAAGTTGCTCCTCAGAAACCAGGTTTATTGGGCCACATTAGGAATGCCACTATGGATGTGGTTAATACTGTCGCACAGCCTGTCGAAGGTTTAGCCAAAGATATTAATAATGGTCCAATTAAACAGGTTAAGCAATTAGGCAGTGAGATTGTTCATAGTCCTGGTGCGTTGGTGTCTCAAGTTATTCATGGCTCTCCACAAGCTAACCAATCCAATAATCAATATAATCAGAACTTAAAAAGCGGTAAAATCACTCCTATAGTAGATAAAACTATCAAGTCAATCCCAACTGCTAGCGATCAAACTAATGTTAAAAATACTGTCAATCAATTAGTAGCTAAGGGTGCGTTTCAGTCTCAAATCAACGCTCACGTTAAACAACAACAGCAACAAATACAGAAGACTCAAGACACTAATGTTAATCGGGTCGGTTCAGAAGTTGCAGGAACATTATCTTTAGCGTCTGGGGGATCAGCTGCTAAGGATGCGGTGGAAAGTGCAATTAGCGATACTGCTAAAACTCCTATTGTTAGTAAAGTAGTGGGAGCGGTTAAAAATGCAGTCACAGGCAGCACAGCTAAATCTGCTGCTGCTTATAATGCAGCTACTACAGTTCAAGATAATCCTAGTAACCCTAACCCCAAAGCGGTAGCCAATGCTGCTGGAGCAGGTTATTTATTTGGAGTGGGCGGAGAGCTGGCAGGAAAAGTTGCCGGTAAGGTAGCTGGAGAAGTTATAAATAAAATAAAGGGAGACACTCCGGTTGAGCCTACAGCCACTACTGCACCCGTCAATAAGCTTAAAGGTGGGCGAGATAGTATTACCGGTATGCCATTAGACCGAAACCAAGTAGAAAAGTATAAGGCTGACATTGCTGCCGGTAAACCAATTGAACCCCTCGTTACCAATAATGTCAGTGGCCAAACCTTCGTTCAAGACGGTGCTCACCGCCTACAAGCTGCTAAAGAAATGGGTTTAAATGAAGTACCCATTGCCAATAAAGATCTCCCCATTCAGACTAAATCGTTAATAGATCAGGCACCTACGGTCCCAGAAGGTAATAAGACCCAGGCTATATTAAATCGAAACTTTGTAGCTCAAAAATATCAGGATTTCCACGCTCCATTGGCGGCAGTTTCTAAAGATATGAGTGCTAGGGACGCTAAATTATTGGAAGGCATTGAATCACCTGGAGAAACTGCTATAAGTCCTAAAGCTGCAGCTGCTAGAGTTGAGCGAATCGCCCAAACTGCAGATAATCCACAACAGTTTAGGAATACCGTTAAGGCTTGGCAAGATTTCACCAAGACTCATTTAGCTACAGCTCGTTCAATTCCAGGTCAAGAAGATTTAGGTGAGAGACAAAATTATCTGCCACATGAGTCTACTTTAGTGGACAAGAACGGTAAACCTGTAGAAGCAGGTAAAAATCCTGAAATGAAACAATATGCCATTAAGAATGGTAAGCCTAAATATGCCTATCAGCGTGTCTTTAACAACTTAGCCCAGAGAGATGCATGGGTTGGGCCAAATGGCGAACATTATGTGAGAACTAATCCTAGCATTTTAGATGATATGCACTCAGCTATTGATCGAGCCTCTAATCAGCATGGTAGTGCTGCACTCGCTAAAGGGCTTGCAGAAGCCCATCCTGGTCAAGTTATACATGCTGGCATTGACGCTAAAGGTAATAGTCTGGGCAATCTTAAAATAGCTGGTGGTCGTGGTATATCACTGACTGATGGCTTAGAAGAAGGATATAATAAACACGCTCCAGCTGAAGAATCTCAAGGAGTGACCAAAGCTTACGACGCAGCTAACCGTGGACTTAAGTATGCCAAACTTGGAGGTGGATTCTTCCACTCTCTGACAACTGCTGGCAGTGCGGCTGGCCAACAAATAATGAACCCTAGGACTTACGCTCATCCAATTGAAACTTTAGCGAATAATCTAAAGACTATTGCAGCCACTGGCAGTAAAAAAGTTAATGATGCAGTATTGGCAGATCATGCTAGGACAGGGGTCTTAGACTTCAGTCGTAAAACTGGTGTTACCTTGTCACCAAAAGAGATTCTGGGAGATGCTAATTTAAATACTTTGGACAAGGCTAAAAACTCTTCTCTTAACCCAATCCGAGCTGTTCACGACCTAGTATTTAAACGTCAGATTCCTAATGTCAAGTTAATGATTACTAAACAAAAGCTTGAATCTAAATTCCCAGGTATGGATTTCCACAATCCTACACCTGAACAATTAGCTTATGGACGTAGCATTGCGAAGGGTGTGAACAATCTTGGAGGTATAAATAGATTAGTAGACGGATTACCACCTAAAACTGCTCAGAAGCTCTCTAGAGTTGTACTAGCTACTGATTTTACTGAAGGTAAGATAAGAACTCTTGGAAACGCCCTAAATCTAACCAAACAAGGTCCAGAGGCTAGATTAGCTAGACAACTTGTTATAGGCAAAAGTTTGGTATTTGCAATGCCAGGTATGATAGCGCTAGCTTCTAGCGGCAAACTGAATCTTAAAGATCCACACGCAGTTGGAAGTGCATTTTTGCAACAGATATTAAGCCCTGGTGTGCCATTAAGTAGTCGTGGTGCCCCTTCTAAGTCAAGTCCTAATGGCACACCTCAAATAGCAGAACTTCCTGCAACCTATATATCTGAGTTTGGTAAATTAATTGCCCCAGCTATTACAGGTCTAGGGGCTAATGCTAAAGAATCGGGTGTTAAAACTGCGGTATCGGATTACGCCACAGCTAGATTAGCCGCTGTTCCAAGTTTAGTAAACCAAGGAGTTGCTAACAAAGATTTCTATGGCAATCCTATATATGGCAATGATAAGCAAGGTAATCCCCAATCAGGTAAAAAAGTGGCAGCTAATATAGCCGGTGAAGTCGCTCCTATTCCATTAGTTCAGACTGGCAAAACATTATCTGGCGCTCAAAATACAGCTACAGCTATAGGAAATATTGCTGGTCTAAAGATTAAAAATAACCCTAATTCCCCAGAAGGTCAACAAACAGCAGTGGTGAGTAGACTATATAACACATTCAATCCTCAGCTTAAACAAAGTAGTCTTATTAAAAAACAAGTTCAAGCATTAGTAGCAAATGGACAATATAATAAAGCTGGTAGGGTTGCACATGAATGGAATCTAAAAGTTGACGCAGTTCCTAAAAATTACCCAGACAATTTTGGCCAACATTCTAAGTATGCCTGGGATCAGAAATGGACGAGTTTAAAAATACCGTTAAGCGGTAATTCATTACAAACTCGTATTAACAATGCTCGAATCGACAATGCGTTGAACAATCCAACTCAGTAGTGATACAATTAAAGTTGTAAAAGGAAACAAAAATGGCTCCCATAGTAACAGTTACACTTCCAAGCGACGGCAATACAGCATTAGCTGAAGACATAGATAATCCAATCAACGCTATTCTAGCTGTTTTAAATGGTAGTTTAGATGATGCAAACATAGCCAGCATGAATGGTTCTAAGATAGTGGCCGGTTCACTTCCTCAAACTGCTTTTGCAGCTACCGCTAATAGCGGCTGGAACGCAATTTCTAATGCATTAACTTATGGTGCTAATAATGGTAATAAAGAATTTACTGTAACAGCTGCTGCTGATTTAACTTCTGTTCTTTCCAATGGTATGCGGCTTAAAGTTACTCGTGGAACGGTTCCACCAACCCAAGCGGCTTCTTTCGCTTCTGCTTCTTCACAATATGCCACACATGCTTCGCCAGCAGGTATAACATTTACTGGAGCCTTTACATGCGAATCTTGGGTCTTTCCTTTAAGTTATGGCACCGCCACCGGCGGCTGGGTTATCAACAGGTCAGATGCTGCAGGTACGAGTGGAGGTTGGGATTTCAGGGTTCAGTCCGATGGTACCGTGATGATAGAATATGCAACTGGCTCAAGTTTCACTAATTTTTCATCTAGTGAAATGGTCCAATTGAATCGCTGGACACACATAGCTGGAGTAGTTAGTTCAACCAGCAGTAAAACTGGACAGATCTATCTGAATGGAGTTGCTGTAGCAACTCATTCTCCATTATCGGCTGCAACTTCTCTTACCCAAGCTTCTGTAGATTTAAGGATAGGAGCCGCCGCTGCCACACCAACTAATACTTATTTCAACGGTTATATGTCAGAGGTAAGAGTATGGTCAGTTGCTCAAACTCAATCAGCAATTCAATCCAACATGGCAATTAATTTGGTGGGTACGGAAACTAATTTAGTTGCTCTCTACCAATTTAATGGTGTATGGACGGACGCTACTTCTAACGCTAACACCCTGACCGCTAGTGGTGGAGCTCTTAACACTCAGGCAGCTAATCCTTATAATGCAATAGAACTTGGAATTATTACTAGTGTAAGTTACGTAAATCCTACTACTACGATCAAGATTTATAGTGGCAACAGCAATACTATCCCCAACCAAACTCTCACTAATCCGTTCTACTCTACCGAGAAAGTCCCGTTTGGCTTCAACCCTGATGCTGCTAACTGGGAAGTTAAATATTCGTTTGGTACTGGCTCTACTGCCAGTGCGTCTGGGAGTTCATGGGTAAATCAGGGTTCAATAGCTATTTCAGTTCCTACGGGACCTTGGAATTTACGAGGTCAGTTAGCGATTGTAGCCACAGGTACAGATGGCTACTGGGGTCTTTCTCAAACAAACAATGCGGTGAGTGATGCGGATCTTGCGCAAAGATTTTACTTTAACTCGTCTGTTGCTCGATTAGTAACTTTGAATATCCAGAAAAGAATTAGTGTTTCTAGCCAATCCTTTTACTATGCCATAGTACAACCGTCTGGTTCAACAGGTGCAGGTTTTAGGGGTTACGGTGATGACTCTAATGCGTACACAATAGTAAGGGCTGAAAGTTCATATATTTAGTGTTATGCCAGTACAAAAAAAACAACAAAGGATGAGTTCATCCAGAGGCGACAGTCTGGAAACTCAGATAGCTATCATCGACACTAATATCGGTTTCATGTTAGAAAAACTGGCTACTATTGAGAAGTCGCTTGAGACTGACTACGCTACTAATGATAAGGTGAATGGACTAACTAGAGCTATCTACGGTATTTATGCAGTGTTCGGTGGTGTTATAATAATCGTTGGCGGTTACTTAATAACCAAAGGCGGTGGTAAATGATGGATGAAGTTAAGTTGCAAAAAATAAGAGACAAAACCCTTGAAGCTAGAAAAAAAGCTGACAAAATAAATAAAGCTGTTAATATTAAAATTTCAGAGAAACAGTCTAAAAAGACTGACCCATTAAAAGCCCTCGTAGCTGTTGTCTCTTTAATGTTTTTACTACTCTTTATATACGTTTGCTATCTTTTTTTCTGGCCCCAAAACCCTTTAGTAATTCGTTCAGTCGCTGTAATTACTCCTGTAGTTAAAAGCCCAGGTACTCTAACTTACCAAATAGATGTCTGCAAGAATACCTCCCTTACTCCAGTTGTTAATCGTAAAATAGTCCAAGGCAATAACGGAGTGTCACTACAAACCTCACAAGGATTGGCTACTAAAGGTTGTCGCATTGCTAAAGTTACAATTCAAGTGCCCCCGGGAATTACACCTGGCGATCACTACGTTCTATATAGCGACATAACCTATCATGTAAATGCTCTTAGAGATGTACATGTGTATTGGCACTCTCAACCCTTTCAAATCGTTAATTAGAGGTATGATATAATCCTATTATGAACGACAATACACAACGAACAGAAAAGGAAATACAAACTGATATAAGTACAGCTAGAGAAAGACATGCTGGAATAGCTACTGTCTTAAATAAAGCTCGTGAAGAGTGGGAAAAGCTTGAAGATGAGTTAAAGTCCACTAGAGTGGCTAAGTTTGATCAGAGTGTAGTAGCCGAAGCTCAAAAATGGGGAATAAACCCACATAACTTTGAAAGTGAAGATTTACTAAAGGAAGCAATAGCTAAGGTTCAAGGCGAAAGACAGCTAGCTGAACCAGAAATTCAAGAGGCAGAAAATGTACCAACAGTTTAGAACAAGTGTACTAACACCTGATATACGAGTCGGAGACGGTGAATGTGTTTCTTTAATAGTTAATAACTCCAAAGCTTACATAGAATACTTATTCCCAGGTGTTAACTGGACAACTATAATACCTCCTGTTAATGGTGCAAGAGAACTAGCTGGTAAAGGTAACCAGTATCTACAATGGATTTCTAATGACCATAACAATCCTAATCAAGTCCCGGTCCAAGGTGACATTATGGTATTTGATGCTACTCCAGCCGCAGGATACGCAAACTCTTTTGACAATCCTTACGGACATGTAGGAATATGTGATTCTGCGGATTCAAACGGATATAATTTACTTCAGCAAAACTCCCCAAGCGAAGGTTCTTTCGCTAATATTACGCATTATGCCTGGAAGTTTAGGCCATGTATGGGATGGTACCGTCCTCTGACTCCTGGAACAACACCAGCACCTGCCCCTGCACCAACACCCGTGACTCCTCCACCTGCACCAACTGGTAAAACTATATACTTACCTCCTACAACTGGACCATGGCACTTATATCGTAATGGTGGCCCCTATAACCCAGCTCAAGCCAAAGGTGTATTAGTACCCAGCCAATTTGGTGGTTTAACTTATCCTATAGTTGCAGAACTTGGTAACGGAATCGTAAGAATTAATAGTCAAATGTATGGCCAAGGCGATCTATGGACTGCCGGATCAAGTGTGGTAATAAAATGAGCATACTAACAGCCGAAGCAAGACGAAGATTAAAACCCAGTGACTTTGTATTCCCGGCCAGAAAAGCCTACCCTATCCATGACGCTGCTCATGCTAGAGATGCACTAGCTCGCAGTTCTGGTAAGCCAGAAGCTGCTGCAGTACGTGCAGCTGTTAAAAAGAAGTACCCTAGTATAGATGTTGGAGAATCTAAAGAAAGTGCAGCTGAAGAAGCTGCAGAAAGTCCAGCAAAAGAAAAACAAGAAGTAAAAGATGGACAAGAATCCATCAGAAAGATGTATAAATAAATGACAATTTCATTCACTAAAATTAGCCATAGTCAGGGGTTCAAGATTGCAAAAGCATTCTTCTATGTTGCTATATCATTCCTATT